ATGATTGAGTCAGCCCAGTATTCAGCACTAGATTTGGCGCGCCTATGCGGTGTTCCCCCCTACCTAGTAGGCGTGTCCACTGGTGCTTATGCCTACACCAGCAGTGAACAATCACGCGCTGATCTCTACATCTTTGGTGTCAAGCCATACGCCGATTGCATAGCCTCAACGCTGAGCATGAACAACGTGCTACCTCGTGGCACTTATGTAAAGTTTGATACAGACAGTTACCTAGAAGAAAATTATGTAGCAGACAAAATGCCCGACACTAAACCACAAGAAAACACTCAGGAGTCCCTCGCATGATGCGCTTAACCAGTTCCACATTCTCAATCGATGCCGCACAAGACGGGTCACCTAAGCGCACCATTACTGGCATTGCCTTGCCGTACAACGTAGAAGCCACAGTCTCAGGTGGCCAGACAGTTTCTTTCCTGCCTGGCTCGCTGCCAACCGAAGGCAAAGCGCCAAAGCTTTACATGAGCCACGATGCCAGCCAGGCAATCGGCCTAGTCACAGAGCGAAGCGATGACGAAGAAGCCATGTACTTCACAGCCAAAGTCTCAACCACAGCCCTTGGCGATGAGGCTTTAGTCTTGGCAGCCGATGGCGTACTCGACTCAGTATCAGTAGGCGTAAACCCAACCAAATTTACCTACAACGAAGATGGAGTCATGATTGTGGAAGCAGCCGATTGGATGGAGCTGTCACTAGTACCACAGCCAGCCTTTAGCGGTGCTACCATCACAGATGTTGCAGCGAGTATCCCCACATCAGAGGATGAAGTAAGCAATAATACAGAAACGGCACCCGATGAGCCTCAACCCACAGAGTCAGAGGAGACCGAAGTGTCAGAAACCCCAGTTCCAGAAGTAATCGAAGCATCATCAATTTTTGCTCAGCCAAAACGCAAGTTTGCCATGCCAACACCAGGCGAATACCTCGCAGCAATGCATGCAGGTGGCGACACGTTCCAGAACGTAAACGCTGCATACAAAGAAGCAGTACGCGATCAACAAACAGCACTTCAAGCAGCTGCAGGAGATGTCCTTACAACAGATACGCCTGGACTTTTGCCAGTGCCAGTTCTTGGGCCATTGTTCCAAGACCTAAACTTCGTTCGACCTGTAGTTTCAGCTTTCGGTGCTCGCTCAATGCCAAACACCCCAAGCAAGACTTTCATCAGGCCAACAATCACCACGCACACAAGTGCAGCAACACAGACCGAAAACTCGGCAGTATCTGCTACAACCATGGTCATTGCCTCAAACACAGTCACTAAGACAACTGTTGCTGGTCAAGTAACGCTCACAATGCAGGACATGGATTTTACTGATCCATCGTCAATGAACCTCATTCTCAATGACCTTGCTGGTGAGTACCTGATTGCAACTGACAACATTGCAGCTGACAACTTGGTTGCTGGTAAAACAGCTTCAGGCTCAACATGGACTGTCACTGCTGACAACCCGACATCACTGATTAATGCTTTGTATGACGCAGCGCGTGAAATCACAGAGGACAGCAACTACTTCCCAACTCACCTTTGCGTGTCACCAGATGTCTGGGAAAAGTTGGGCAGTCAGCTTGACGGCTCGAAGCGCCCAATCCTTGGTTACACCACCAACGGTGTCATCGGACAAAACAGCATCGGTCGCGTAGGTGGCCTGCAGTACACCGGCATGGATGTCATGGGCCTTCAACTTGTTGTTGATAACAACTTTGCTGCAGGAACAATGCTTGTTGTTTACGCACCTGGCTACGAAATCTACGAGGCTCAGCAGGGCGTTTTGAGCATTGCGAATCCTTCTACGCTCTCTCGTACGTTCTCCTACTATGGCTATTTTGCAACATTCGTTGCTAAGTCAAGTTTCATTCAGGGCATCGTAATCGCTTAGTCCGAAAGGCGGCTACCGCCGATGGCTACATACACAGTCACTTTCAAGCAACTGCTAGACAACTATGCAGTGCTACAAACACTGACAGATACTGACATAGAGGTGGGGCAATCCATCACTGTTGCCACTGTTGGTGCACCCTTCAACGGCACGTTTGTTGTTTATGCCATGCCCAAGTATGAGTACATCGGCATAGACACCGAAGGTGACCTGCTATTTAACAGCAATGTCAGCATCCCTAACCAGGTGCTCTTTGCTTGTACCGGTGCTGATGTTGGTCGCATAGCTTCTGCTGGCACTATCACTTACACGCAGAACTGCACGTGGATTACTGTCGCAAACCTAATCACGTACCTTGGCGTAGAAATCTTAAATCCTTCAGATGACTACACTCTTGCAACTCAAGCCACTAATGCGGCTAACGACTTTGCCTACCGCAGGCGTCAAGAGTCGGGCTACTTTGACAGCCTTACAACTTCACCTGGGCATGATGTGACGCTTGGTACGGCAATGTATGCAGCTGCACTCTGGCGCGCTCGAGGTTCCGTTCAAGACACCTTTGCTACGTTTGACGGAATGGGCACTGCAAGCGTCTCAGCGATGACCCCAATCGTTAAGCAGTTACTGGGCATCCATCGCCCACAGGTGGCGTAGTGCCCTTTACAGACCTTCTCAACGAGTCCATAGATGATGTGGCTGCAAAGATAGCCACAGTCTCAGGGCTAAGGGTTGTAACAGACCCCACAAAAATTGTGCCCAACTGTGTATTCATTGACGCGCCATCATTTACGACCTTTGCAGGCAACGGCAACATTTTAAATGTGACGTTCCCTATTAAGGTGCTTGGCTCAGGCCCAGCCAACCTGCCAGTGCTACGGCAGCTGCTCAGCACTACAGCCAAAGTCATCTCAAGCAATGTAATCGTGATGAACGGCCAGCCCACGGCATATCTTATTGGTGGTGCAGAATATCCTTGCTACGACCTAGTAGTATCCGTACAGGCACAGACAGCGTAAGGCGGATCATGTACACAATCATTAGTCCAAGAATCGGAACACCGGGCGACAAGTTCGAGCCTTCTGAGAACACCAACATTGAAGCCCTCATTGAGGGTGGTTTTATCAAATCCGACAAACCAGTTACAAAATCTGCTAAAACAGAAGAAACATCTCCAGAGGAGTAGACCATGCCTACAAGTACATATCTTTCTAACCCAACACTTACCGTCAATAGCGTTGATTTGTCAGACCAGACAACATCAGCAACCTTGACGGTGAAGTTTGACGCGCTCGAATCAACAGCCTTTGGCACAAGCTCGCGTGTTTACGTTGCTGGCCTTGGCAATCACGAACTCACTGTTGAGTTGTTTATGTCTTATGCAGCGTCAGAGACCTACGCAACTTTGGCAACTCTAGTTGGCACAGCCACAACTGTGGTGATGAAACCAACATCAGCAGCAACTGGCGCAACCAACCCAGCGTTCACTTTAACCGGCACATACCTTGAAGCACTGCCAGTCATTGATGCCACACTTGGTGAACTGTCAAGCATTTCGCTGACATTCCGCGGCGGTGTTTACAGCGTTGCAATTATTTAACAAAACCAACAAGGAAAACCCGACATGAAACTAGAGCTTCGCGCAGACATGGGTGAAGGCCCATTTACAGTAAACACCAACCTTTGGTGTGTTACCCAATGGGAACGCAAGTTCAAAACCAAAGCGTCAGAAATGGCCAATGGCATTGGCATAGAGGACTTAGCGTTTCTTTGCTGGGCTGCTTGCCAAACTCACGGCATAGTTGTGCCTATTGTCTTTGATGACTTTATAAAGAAACTTGTCAGTCTTGAAATTGTTAGCGAGGAAAGTGACCGCCCTTTCTCCGAGGCACCTACCGACATTCTTTAGCGGGGGTGCTGATTGCCACAGGCTTCTGGCCACGTGAGATAGAGTTCACAACTGACGACCTCTCGACAGTCATCAAAATGATTAATGAAAGTCGGAAAAAGTAATGAGCGCAAATGTCGGTATTGAAGTTCTAGGCCTTAAAGAGGCACTGAAGGAACTAAACCGCATTGACCCAAAACTCAGGCGACAAATTACCCGTGACTTTAAGCAGATTGTCAAACCAGTAATTACTAAGGCTGAAGCGTTACTGCCTAGCGGTGCACCATTGTCAGGCATGGCACGATCATGGAAGGGCAAGTCAGGCGCTGACATTATGAGCTGGTTAGATACCCGGGTCAAAAAAAACCTCAAGCCGTTTACTAGTGGCAAGCAAGTCCGTGACTCTTTCAGTGGTTACCGCCAGAACCTTGGCGTGTTTGGTGTGCGCTGGGCTGGGCCTCAAGCCACAATTTTTGACATGGCAGCAGAAGGACAACTATCTGAGAACTTGACTGCTAAATACGGCCAGCCTTCACGTGTTATTTACCGCGCCTACAATTCCGCATATCAGGATGTGAATCGCCAAGTGACTGAACTGGTAAACAAAGTTATGAAACAAACTAACAATGCAATGAGAATCTAAATGAGCGTAATTCTTAACATCGTTTCCGCTTTTGATGAAAAGGGAATTAAGAAAGCCCAAAAGGCTTTTTCCCAACTTGAGACCACGACACAAAAGGCATCCTATGCGTTGAAGCAATACGGCGGCCCGGCTGCTACTGCTGCTATTGGCGCTGTTGCTACTGAACTTGTCCGCGCTGTCAAGGCAGCAGCAGAAGACCAAAAGAGCCAGGAGCAATTAAAGATTGCTTTGGAAAATACTGTGGGCGCTAACAAAGCCCAAGTTGCTGCTGTTGAGCAATCTATTGAGGCTTTAATGTTTCAAACAGCAACAGCCGATGATGAGTTAAGACCGGCATATGCCGCTCTAGTTAGGGCTAGTGGCAGCGTTGTGCAGGCTCAGAAACTTCTAAAAGTTGGGCTAGATGTTTCTGCTGGATCAGGCAAAGACCTGACATCAGTTACAAATGCGCTTTCTAAAGCAGCCATGGGCAACTTCACTGCTTTAAAGAAACTTGGTATTCCACTAGACGAAGCAGCCATGAAGGCGAAAGACCTTGACGGCGTTATAAACAATCTTGGTGGTTCTTTTGCAGGTGCAGCAACAGCCAACGCGCTGACATTTGAAGGCCAAGTTAAGAACTTGAAGATTGCAATAGGCGAACTTGAAGAGGGTGTTGGGAAAAAACTAATCCCAGTGTTAAGTG